CGGGAGCGACTACCTGCACCGCCGATGTGCCGTTACCGAGCAGGACGTTGTTAGCCGTCAGCGTCGTCGCGCCTGTGCCGCCGTTGGCCACGGGGAGAAGGCCGTAGCCGTCTGATATAACCTTCTCCGCCGGGTAGGAAGAGAACACCGTGCTGGTGCCTACAAGGGTAATAGCAGCACCCGCTGCACTAGACGACAGGATCGTTGTACGCGCCAGCGTGGGGCCGGTCGTAGAATACGTGCCGATCCCGACCTCCCAATCTGTACCGCTGGTGATCGTGTAGTACGTAGTGTTACCGTTGCCGACGATCGCAAACGACTGAAAGCCGGATACGGCGCCGGCAAGAGTTACCGTGCCGGTCCCCGTAGTGGCCGTCGTTTCCTGCACGCGGTTAGAGAGAACCAGTGCCATGTGTTAATCCTCGCAAGGGTTTACAACGCGAAGATGCCCGAAGCGTTCCACGTGATCGAGATGTCGCCGCCGTTTGGCGTCACCGGCAGGCCGGTGACTGACGTGTCGATGTACGCCACCAGAGGCGACGTGGCGGCGGTGCCGGTGTCGACGTACAGCACAAGCGCCTCGATTGAGGCGCCGGTGACTGCCGTGAAGGTAGCATCCGCGCCGTCGAACACGCCATTGGTAAACGTCTTGCTCCCGATGGTCTGCGGCGTGCCCACGACGGCCGACGAGACCGAAGTGTAGAACTGATCCGCCGCGTTGTAGGTGTAGACGCCCGTGTCCACCAGCGCCACCTTAACGGTGCCGGCCGACAAGTTGTTGTTCGCAGTGAACTGGAGCAGTTGCTCCTTCCACTTCGGGTAGAGTGCATTGGCCATATTGAGTTTCCTTTACGCCTCAGTCTCAGTACCTGCCGCCCCTCGGCATGACCGCAAGGCCGCCCATTCGGTAACGCGGATTTGTCTGCGGGGCACCGGGCAAGGCTGCGGGAGCTTGTGGTGCGGGGGCTTGCACTGGCGGCTGTACCGGCGGCGGATACACCGGCATCGGCTTACCAATCGGCTGCGGCATCAGCATCGGCGGCTCCATCGACGGCTGCATCGGCGGTGTGAACGGTGCCGGAGTGCCAAATAGGGTTGGCGGGGTTAGGAGAGATTGTCGCAACTGGCTCTTAGTCATATTTGTGCCCAAGTAGCCGCCGCTGGACGGCTGCATCGGCTCGGAATAGTAGCCGCCGCTGGGCGGCTGCACCTGCTCCATCGGCGGCGAATACACCGGCATCGGGTTGAACCCACGGCCATACTCCGGCGGCAAAACCATCGGCATTTCCGGCGTCGACCGCCCACGGTCGTACACCGGCATTTGCGGCGTCGAAACCCTCGGCCTATCAATCGCAATGCCCGGATCAACCGGCGGCTTCTGGCCGGCAAACAGATCCCTCGTTGGCTGCTTCGGCGGCGTAGGCGCCTGCTTGGCGCCGGCGCCAAGCAGACCCCTCGCTAACGGCCCCGAAGCAGCCCGAAGTGTTGCGCTGGCGTTTTCAGCGGCAGCTAGGGCACGAGGCGACATCTGCTGCTTTACAAAAGCGTTATGAGCCGCTTGAGCCTGAGCGTTGGTCATCGTACCGGCTTTAATCTGCTCACGCAGCTTGGCCCCGTAGGCGGCAGTAGTTTGACCCATTGGTTGATTGGTTACCGGACCGCCATTGGCGTACTTGCGTGCGGGGCCGTTGTTCTTCGACGCGCCCTTCGGCATGGCAGCGAGGCCGCTGGCCTTCTTCATCACGCCGCCCTTTGCGCGGGGGGTCGTGCGCAGCACGGCGGCGCGATCAGCGGCGTTCATCTTGGACATGCGATTACCGCTGTCCACGCTGTCGCCGATCAACGGCAGGCGCGAGGCCACAGGCACGCTCTTCTTTGCCGTCCGCAGCACGGCAGCGCGATCAGCGGCATTCATCTTAGACATGCGGTTGCCGCTGTCCACGCTGTCGCCGATCGGCGGCATGCGGTTGCGCGCGGCGCCGCCCTCGGCCTTCTTCATCGGCGTCTTGCTCTTGCCGGCTTCGCTCATGGCAATCGCCATCGCCTGCTTCGGGTTGGTCACCGTCGGGCCGCTCTTGCTGCCGCTGTGCAGCTTGCCGGACTTGAACTCGCCCATCACTTTACCGACCTTGGCGGCGCCCTTGACGCTGCCGCCCTTGGCGTAGCAGGAGCCGCCGTCCATGTTCGTCATGCGCGTCGTGTTTTTGAAACCGTCCATGTCACTTACCTTTCTTGCGGGCCGCAGCCAAGTTGTCGACGAGATTTGGATAAGGACGGCCCGCCGCAGCCGCACGTGCCTTAGCAGATTTCTTGCGCTTCACCGATAGACTTTTCGGCTTGCCAAGATCCTCGGGTCGCTTCTTGTCCCAGATGGGCTTGACGGCGAAGTCACTCATGTCAGCAGTCCCACTTGCGCAGAGCCAGCGCCTTGCGCGTCGGGCGGCCCTTCTCGTCCTTCATCGGCCCCTCCATGCCGCCCATACGTGCGCAGAACGAGCTGCGCCGGGCGGCGGCTTTCGGTGACTTCTTGGCCTGCTTGGCGCTGACCGGAGGCTTGATGTCGTGCCCCTGCGCCCGCAACGACGCGCGACCCTTGGCGTTGAGACCGCCCTCGGGGTTCTTGCCCTCTTTGCGGGTCCACGCGCCGGCGGTGGCGAGGCCACCCTCCTTGAACTGCTTGCGGACGCCGAGGCTGACGTTGGCGCCGCGCGCCGGGTCGTAGCCGCCGGATACCGACACGGGGCCGTCCTCGTAACGCATCTCGCCGCCGAAACCTGCGCCGGGTTCATAGCCGCCGGATACCGACATCGGACCGCGCGCATACTGCGCCTGAAGCATCTGCAGCCTCATATCGTCGTCGAGGGCGGCGTTCACGTCGAAATTGCCACCGGCCATGGGCATGCCCGCGCTGCCCTGCATTCCCTGAAAACCGCCGCGAGGCCCCATCTGCGCCTGCACGCCGACGTTGGCGGGACCCACCTGCGCCTGCAGGCCGCCCTGCATGCCCGCAAACTGGCCTCCCATCGGCTGCTGGGCGCCCATGGGAGGCGCGCCGAAGGGTGCGCCGGGGTTCGGTGCCCCGGCAGGCATCTGCTGCGCCATGGGGCCAGCCTGACCGCTAACGGGCGGCTGCTGTTGGTTCGGTGGCGGCCCGAGGGGGCTGACGCGCTGCGGCAAGCCGAGGGCGTCGTCGATCTGACGCTTGGCTTGCGCTATCCGGCTGTCGTAGGTGCCACCATTCATGCCATTTATTCCGCGTACGACTTAACCATCTCGAGGACGATAGTATACGTGTCGCCGGTAGATGTGTCGCGCGTTGAGAACAGGACATCGCCGGTCTTGCCGGCGCCGGCGTTATTCCACAGGCCGCCGAATTGCGTCAGGTCGAACGAGTACATGTTGTTCTGCGGGATCACGGCGATAAGCACGTCCGTGGTTGCGTCCCAGTACATGTCGACTTCCATGCCGTGTGTGAGGGCGTGGATCTTGGTGATCGTCACGCCGTCGCAGGCCTTGCCGAAGGCGCTGGAGGTGAGGGTCGAGACATCAACCTTGACAACCTTGGTTTCCCCGGTGCCGTCGGATATGTTCGTGAACTTCATGATGGCCATACGCTCGCCATCGAACAGGGTCTGTGTTGCTACTGCGTCCGCCATGGGGCGTTCCTTCTGCGAAGTAAGGGCCGGTTATTTAGGCCGGCCCCCACCCTATACCATCGCTTTCGCGAACAGTCATTAGTCCTGTGCGGTCGTCTGCACGTAGCAGTACGTGACACGCACCTGACCAGCCGTAGGCTGACCAACTGACGTGACCGTAGCGACAACAGTGCCGTTCGTGCCGATGTCGTCCATCGCGGCGAGCTGTGCGGCGGTGAACGTCGGAAGGACGCGGATGCCGGTCTTGGCGTTAACGCCACTGGCGTACTGCGTGCCGCCCGATGCCGTGCCGACAGACACAGTCGCCGAGGTGGCGCTGTTGTACTGCGTAAGCACGTCGACAATGATGTCCACGATCTGGCTGTCGTACGGCAGGTAAACCGTGCCGTTCTGCACCAGTGTGGCATCGAAGTCGATCAACACAGTCTGCGAAAGAACCGCAAGGCCGATGTTGGGTCCGCCTGACAAACCGGCGTTTATGTCGCCGGAGGCAAGTGGGCCGGTCCAAGTAGTCTGAGACATCTGTTTTCTCCTTCAGAGAAGAGAGGGGGGCCGAAGCCCCCCGCTCAGGTTAGATGCCCGGCGTACCGTACACGCCGCGCGGATCGGTCCAGCCGAACGCGTAGCGTTCAGTGGCCTTGTAGCGCATGCTGTCGGTTTCGAAGTCACCCTCCATCGACTTCTCGAGGCCGCGACGCATCGCGAGCTTGAGACCCTCGGGCGCGTCGGTCTGAACCCAGAACGCCGTGGTCGAGGTGATACGCGAGAGGTTGGCCTGACCGCCATCCAGCAAACCCATTGATTTGACTGGATTAATGTCATTATTTGCCGTTCCGGCACGCAGCACAGACTTGAGGAGAACCTCAGCCTGAAACACGTTGCTCGGTCCAACGACCAACTTCTTCGGCGTCAAGCGGATGCGCTTGCCGTTGTTGTCCACGGCGTTGCGGATCTGCACCAGCAGCTGCTCAAGCGAGGTCTGCGACAGGTTTGCGGCCGTCGAGAGCTTGTTGGAGAAGGTGCCGTTGGCGATCGGGTGATTGGTGGCCACCAGCTCAACGCCGTCGCCGCCAGCGTAAGCTGCCGTGAACGAACGGTTGAGGATGTTGGCGCCAAGGGTTTCCTTGGTTTCAATCAGCGACTGGGCGAGGTGACGTGCATAGGTCTGA